GAAAAGGCCAGACCGAGGCGAGGCGTGATCTACAGGATCGGATCGAGGGCCGAGTGCCATTGCCAATTCAGGCTGTGGTATCGCAGCAGATAGAAGTCACGTTCACTATTGGCCGGGGGTACGTCAAGCAGGGGGAGGTGGAGGAAAAGCAGGGGGCCGTGCCTGGGGGCAGCGATGCCGCAGAGTAGGGAGCGATGCAGATATGGTCACCCCCCATGCCCCGACATGCCCCTGGAAGGCCACTGGAAGGCCCCCCGATGCCCATTCACCCTTGTTTCCGTGGTAAGGTGCCACTTAGCTTTGAGACCGCCCCAAAAAAGTTTTGCATATCTAGCAATGCTCAGGAAGGCCACTCCTGTAGCCGTGGGGATAGGCAAATGTATCGGTTAGGTTCCCTCCCCCAAAAAAGAGTGGTGTATCTGACACAGCTATAAAGCTATGGCAAATGTATCGGTTAGGTTCCAAGCTAAGAGGGGTCAAAATGACGAAGATGGCCACGCCCCACAAAATAGGGCGAACCACTGAATATAGGGCGAACCACTTAGTATATACAGAGGCTCTACTTGTCATAATGCGCAAAAAGACAGATACGGCTACTTTACATAAGACTCAGATATGACGACCGCCACAGCGCCACGAGTCAGCCTGCGGTTTGATGCGATCAATGAGGCGCAGCGTCGCTTTATGGAGTCTACCGCCTCACGAGTATTGTTCTCCGGTGCGTTTGGCGCTGGCAAGACCATTGCGCTATGTGCAAAGGGGTTACGCCTGTCACTGGACTATCCTGGCAATTTCGGATTCCTGGGGCGCAAGATACGGGCCTCGATGACACACACCACCCTGCGCACTTGGTGGGAGAAAGTGTGCCCCCAGGAGCTTGTTGCCGATTACAACAAGACCGACGGGCTGGTCAAGCTACACAACGGCTCTAGCATTGTCTTCGGTGGTTTAGACGATCCTCTCAAACTTGGGTCCCTAGAGCTGGGCTGGGCTGGCATTGACGAGGCCATAGAGACCGAGGAGGACGACTGGCGGATGCTTGAGGGGCGGCTGCGTATGATTGGCGTTCCGCATCAGATATTCGGAGCGACTAACCCTGGGCCGCCGGCGCATTATCTGCACCGGATGTTTTTCGAGTTGCATCGTGGGGAGGTGTACGTTGCTGGTAGCAAGGAGAACCCCGAGTTACCCCAGGACTACTTAGCGCGGTTGGAAGAGTTCACGGGGGTCTACTATGCTCGCTACGTGCTGGGATTGTGGAAGGGACTAGAAGGGCTTGTCTATTCCAGCTTCAATGAGACCGTGTGCCGTATCCCCCGCTTTGAGATACCGGAGCGATGGCTGATCTACGCGGGACACGACTTTGGTGGAGCCAATCCTGCCGCCATATTCTACGCTCAGGACCCAGCAACTGGGTACTTCTACGCCTGGCATGAGTACCTTCCTGGTGGCGGGCGCAGCATCTATGAGCATGTTCAGGAGTTCAAGGATATTACCAGGGGGCGGACTGTGCTGCGACGCATTGGTGGCAGTCACCAGGAGGATGAAATTAGGCAGGGATACACAGCGCAGGGCTGGCCGATAACGGAGCCCCAGATACGGCTTGTCGCTGCGGGCATACAGAAAGTCTTTGATCTTCACAGCCACAACAAGATCTTCGTATTCGATGATCTAACAAACTACCTGCGCGAGAAGTTGAGTTACGCCTACAAGAGTCGGGATGGGCAGGTAGATGAGGAGATAGTAGACAGGTCACGGTTTCACCTGATGGATGCGGAGCGATACGTCATCAGCGACTTCACGCCGACGTCGGTAGGGCCACAGAAGGCCGTGGTTTACGAGGTGGGATAATGCTAGTACCTAAGACAATCCAGGTCGGCGGCCATGTCTACACTATCCGTTTCAATGCAGTAAAAGTAAGGGACGAGGGTAGGCGAGGTCTTGTCAACCATCGCCTGCAGTTGATTGAACTAGGATCAGAACGCTCCGAATCTGGGATGTACACGACCCTGATCCACGAACTCGTGCACATCATTGACTATGTCTATAACCACAATGACCTAAGCGAAGGAGCGATAGACTCCCTTGCCGAGGGGCTAAACCAGGTATTGCCTCAGCTAGGGCTTGAGTTAGACTGGAGCGAGATACCTCATGTTTGACACCGTCAGTGAAATCACCACCGCTGTCGAGGAGAAAGAAGGCGAAATCTCTGCTCTTCGGGAACAGATGGAGAGCGATTTTGATCTGTTTGCCCTAACGGAGTATCAGCCAACGGATAAGGCAGGGAAGGCACGTAAGGGGTATCAAGCGTACACATCCTCGGCACCAAGGAACATCTTTGACAAGGTGACTGATGCTATCAATAGAGCGGTAGTAACCATTCAGATCAAGTTACCGGAAGATGCGAAGAAGGCGGAGCGGGAGGCAGCATCGGTAGGGGAGTTGTACTTATTTGGTGCCTTGGGTGCGATTGACCGAAGGCTAGCCAAGCGTGGAGAGCCGCCTTTGCGGGAGGGGCTAGCGTTCATAATGGATTTGCGGGGGTGGTTTAGTTTGAGAGTCTTGGTTTATGTGCCCAGGGGGGAGACGGAGACTGTTTTCGACGTAGTGCCTTGGGACCCGCTACACACGACATGGGAACAGGGCAGTAGGGGTTTGCTATGGGCGAACAATAAGCGGAAGGCGAGCAAGGCCCAGATACTTTCTGAGTATGGTTTCACCATCAACGGCAAGGATGCGGAGATACTCGACTTCTGGGATGAGGAACGGAACTCCATAATTATAGATGGTACTTTTGCTAAGGAACCAACTAAGCACAAGATTGGTCACGTCCCTGTGCTAGTTGGTTCTATAGGATCAATGCCGACGATACAGACGAAGAGCTTTGGCACGACGATCCAATACCAGGGGGACTCAGTCTGGTCTGCGGCACGGGGCTTATACGAGCCTATGAACAAGTACATCTCCACGCTGATGGATGTACAGCAACGTGGTGTGACGGGGTCACTGTATCTCAAGTCGAAGGACGGTACGAAAACCATAGAAGGCGACCCGTATGCGGACTTTAGAGTTACCCCGCTAGGTCTGGAAGATGAGATCGGGTATCTACCGCTTCCGCCAGCACCGCCAGAGACAGCCGCAATACTGGGTCTGATCGAGAAGGACGTGCAGCAGAGTACCTTGCCCTACCCATTGGCCTATGGTGGCACTGAGGCCGCACAGTCTGGGATTGCTCTCAGCATTCAAATGGATAACACGAGGTCGGTTTACAGCCCGCGGACTAGTGGGCTGGCACGGGTTTACACATGGTTGTGCGAGGAATTGCTGGGTCAATTTGCGACGAAGGGGATGAAACCTGCTGAGTTGCGGGGCTACAGACCCAATGGGAGCTTCTTTCAGACAAAGATCAAGCCAACGGAGATCAACAAGCAGTGGGTTATCGCTGTTACGGTTGAGCCCCGGTTGCCAAGGGACGCTCAGGCTGAGATCATGCAGGCACAAGCAATCACTCAGAAGAGAGGCCCTTACGATATTCCTCTGGCGTCGTTGCAGTATGCTAGGGAAGAAATCTTGCACATGCGAGACCCTGATGCGGAGGAGGATAGGGCCCTGGTGGAGATGGGAAAGGGCATACTGCCAATCATCGCGACACGCATAGCGGCTGCAACGAAAAAGGCAGGGGATGCAGAAGGGGCAGACCTAATCACTGCCTGGTTTGCATCCCAAGGGCAAGGGAAGTCCTTACAAGGGCCTAGTGCTCCACAAGGGCCTAGTGGCCTGCCTGGACAACCGGTGGGTATGCAGGGAGGCGGGGCACCGTCGGGAGCACCTCCAATACCGCCTGACTTGGCAAAGGCTATACTTCAAGTGCTTATGGATTCTGGCAAACAGGACGTAGCGCAGGCGCTTGTAGCTGTCTTGGAGGGCAGGGCCCCGTTGGTGCCGGAGTTGATCGAGGCTATTATTCAAGTGTTGGTGACTAGCGGGCAGCCGCAACTGGCTGAGGCATTGCTAAAGGCATTGGGGGTGGCACCACCGGGTGGGCCAGGGCCTGGAGGCCCAGAGGCAGGAGGGCCTCCGGTGGGGATGCCACCACAGGGCATGTAGGTTTGTGGTAAAGTAGAGGGAAAGCAAGGAGGGAGACCAAGATGTACGACACAGTTACCAAGGTACTAGAGGCTTACGGTCTGGGGCGTATAACTGGAAACGATGTAGCGAGGCTACTTCAGGTTATATTCCAGAACGAGGGGAGGGCCTTGAGCTCCGCAATTAGGGAAGTGGACAGCGTTATGGCGCAAGTGGGCATCCCCCACTCGGATACGACCAAGTCGGATGTACTGGCACAGCCCCAGGTAGTACCACTAGAAGGTGAAGAACCTCCTAGTTGGAAGACTACGGAGGCTTTCGGAGAACGGCCTGCTTATCTTGCTCAGTATGGGCTTGGGGCCGGTAACTGGACTCCAGGGCAACGGTGGGAGGCGGAGCAGTATGACCCACTGGCTACGGCCTTCCAGATTCAGCAACGGTTTGGCAGAGCGACTGGTGGGCGGATTCAACCATATGCAACCTTTGCCGATTATTTACCTACCCAACCAGTGGGGGCCTATGGCCGTGCTCAAACGGCATTGAACACTTTGATGGGCCTAACCGCTGCGGAAAGGGCACAGGGCGATCTTAGCTTCACGGGTGTCCCTGGCGCAGAAGGTGAGGTGGGGCTGGGGGCTCTCCAAAACCTCCTCCAGGCAGGGCTAAGGGGACGTTGGGGAAGGTATGGAGCGGCGGCGGCGGCCCGGCAGCTTCCAGAGCTACAGCAGCAATGGCAGGCAAGGGCGGCGGGGGCTGAAGCAAGTAACCAACCTGGTCCAACGAGTTTTCTTGACTATGTCAAAACGCTGTATGGTCTCTGGTAGTAGTTTGGAGAGCGCACATGACCACCGATGAATGGTACGGCGGGCGATACTGGCAAGAAGAGTTCCCGGAGGCAACATACGAAGCCTATAGGCCCAAAACTGGCTCTCCGTCCTTTTTGGATTACTTGTTGGGGAATAAGAGCCAGGTGTTGAGCGAGTTTCAAGGAGCTTTGGCGCAGCAGGCTAGAGTGGGACAATCCCCCAGTTTGAGTATTGTGGACTTCTTGGGGGGAAGCGAAACTCAATCACCCTATCCTTGGCTTCAGAACTGGCTGAGAATGTCGCCGAGTCAACGTGGAGTGCAGCTGGGTTGGTATGCCCCGCGAACACGGTGGAACGTTTAGAGGCATGTGATGGCGACTCCTTGGGAGAAAGTGGCCGAGAGTTACATCCAGGCCGATAAAGAACTGGATGCGCTTCCCTTTAGGCGGCAGATGGTGGCACCCACGCCGCTGCCACGGCCTCCCATTCCACGGCCTACGCCTATACCACAACCCAAGAAGAAGATACTGACGCCGAAGGAAGTGGCTGCGATAGTGGCCCGGCCCCAGCCTACACGAGAGCCACTTCCTATACCGTCTCGCCAAGAAGAACCCGCATTATCGCCATTCTTGATCTTTTTGGCGTCAATCGGTGATCGTGTTCTGCGGAACATTCGGCAGGAAGACGAGGCGGCGCAGCAGGCAGCCGCACAAACCGCCAGTATTTTAGCTCAACCCCAGCCTACACGAGGGCCACTTCCTGAGAGCCGACAAGAGCGACAAGAGCGAGCAGTTCGTGAATATACTGAGCGAGTTAGGGCGGCACGAGTAGCGGAAGGATGGGCACCTGAATCACGGGGGCCGGAATCACCTGCATTACCTGGGCCTACTCTGGTTGAGGCTGCACGGAGCCTTGCTCGCCCTTGGGTTGATCCTGAACAGGTCGAGGCGTTGCCAGGGTGGTTACAGCCTGTGGGTGCTGCTGCACGGGAACTGACAAGCCCGACAACAGTCGCTCTCATGGCTGCGACTGCTGGTCTTGGCCCAGCTCTTGCGGGAGGTATAAGAGGCGGGACTGGCATAGTTGGGGCTGCACGTGGGCTTGCGGCAGGTGCGCTTGAGCCAATCGTGCGAGGGCCGTTTGCTGCTAGGCTAGCGGCGGAGGCTGCTTTAGGAGTTGGAGCCGGAACGGCTGCTATAGAGACTGCCAAGCGGACGCAAAACCTACCTACGCCCCTCCGTGTCGGCCTTCCAATCGCAGCAGGGTTAGCAGGCGGTATAGGTACTATCGGAGCCATCCGTGGTGCTGGCCCTGGGATTCGTGCTGCTGGTAGAGCAGGAGAACGCTACCTAGGTCATGCCATTGAGACAGGCGGAGTGAGTGCGGGGATTCCAGCACCAAGGCCAGTGACGGCGGCGAGAGCGGCGGGGGAACCTTCTAAATCTCTCATGAATAGATTGGCGCAAGAGGCCCGTTCCCTAGCTAAAAGCGAAGGCATGGCGGCACAAGACATCAATAAACTTGCCAAGGCCGTGCGCACAGGAGACTTACTTGGGCTTGAGGAGTTGACAGGAACGACACCTGCGGTAGAACAATGGTTGAACCGCTATACCAGCGCACTAGAAACACGTTTCCGCCCCCCGGCTCCCGTTGAAGTCGCGCCGCCCGTGCGACCAGAGGGTGCCCCTGCCGCCGAGCTAGCCCGTGGACAGCCGGAGATGCCCATTACCAGGACACCACCTGCGGCAGGACAGGCACCTTCCCCTGGCCCTGCCGCTCCCAAACCATCCCTAGAAGCGCCTGCCCGTGCCATCCCAGGCGAGGCGGGGATTGTGACATTGACGCCAAGGCGACTACTCGCAGAGCGTGGCGGTTATATTACAGAGGCCGACGATCTTGGTGCTATGGTGAGACAGCACGGGGACTTCGCTGTCGTGGTAAAAGATGTCAATGGCTTTAGGGCGATAATAAACGCTAGCGATCTAGAAAAAGAGCTGCAAAATCCTGCCTTTGCGGAGCGAGTACGTGAAACCTTCGTACAGCGAGATATAACGCCAGTTGTCAAGCCGGAAATACCAGCAGGGTTTATGAGGGGCCTGCAAGTTGAGATACCAGTACCACCTTCGGCGATGCGGCAGCTTGGGCAACTTGAGGAGATTGGTGGCATACGGTTGAGCACTCAAGCTCGTACAGTCACACCTGCGCAGCAGGCTAAGTTCGTTGATCTCATAACAGATAATGAGATCCGAGGACTTCTACGGCAAAGCGGCGTGAAGGAAATAAGAATTGAGCCTCCGTATAAGTTTGACCTTAGCGAGCAAGCCAATATCAACAAACGCACTGGCGTACTTAGCATCAATGCCGATGTGGTGAATCCCAGGGATAGTGTCCTGCATGAGTTAGGCCATGATGTCTTGGAAAGAGCGTCTGCAGCAGAGAAGGCACAGTTTATTGAAAGGGCAAGAGGATCCACCAATCCCTCAGTTGCTGGCTATCAGAGAATTGGTAAGTTTGAGGAAGCTGCGGCTGAACTGATGTTCAAAGACCCCGCATTTAGGGGCCAGCCGGAGATGCCGATGGCCCGTGCCATCGAGGGCGAGGCGGGGGTTGTGGTGCCTGCGGCGGAGAAAGCGGCGGAGGCCAGGGCTTTTGTTAGAGGGCCAACTTTCACAAGAGAGCCAGCCCCAGGCGTAGCATCTCTTGAGCCACCGATTGTGCCACCATCGCCGCCCAGACCTCGGCCTGGAGTCCCAGCGCCTGGCGAAGGGCCTCTCATGCCCCAAGGCACGGCTGACGCCTTGGCACTAGGCGAAGAGATTGTGCGCCAGGCTCAACCTGGACTA